CTGTTTTTATATTATTTGTAGTGAATATTACGTAACCTAGTAATAATATTATTAAAATAAATAAAATATTATTTTTTATTGCGTTTTTGAACATATTATGTTAATTCATCCGGAATTAAATCTTCTCCTGTATCTCCTCCTCCAATTATTCCTGCTACTAAATCATCTAAATTTTCACCAGCTTTTTTAAATAATTTTTTAATACCTTCATCACCATATGCTTTTTTCAAAAGAGTCAAATCATCTGGTTTAGCTTCTCTATTTTTAATTCTATTTACTTTTGCAGTAATTCCTTTTAAAGCAATATCAAATTTATCTTTTTCTTCAGCAGATAATTTAGATGGTTTTTTTACTTTAGGGATATCAATTCCCAATTCTTTTTCTGCTTTTGCTATATCTTTATCTGATGGTTCACCTGACATATCAACCATTGTTGTAGTTTTCTTATATGTCGGGAAAGTTGGTTTTTGAGCAGGAGCTTTTGCTCTTTCTTTTTCTGCTCTTGCTTTTTCTTTTTCAGCTCTTTTAGCTTCTTTAGCTTTTTCTTCTTCTGATCTTCTTGCTGCTACTTCTGGTTTGGATATCGGGCCTGGTTTTAATTTTTCTTTCCCTGTAATTGTATTAGCAGCATCTTTTTCAATGGTGTTTGTTGATATAGAAGCATTAAAATTTTTAGAATTTTCTTTAGTTTTATTAAGTAAATTTTGAAGATCTATACCATGAGTACCCTTTAATTCTTTTTTAAATGCTGAAACATATCCTTTTAGTCTTCCATCACTGGTAATTGTAGGATCTTTTTTAAGATTATTTAAAGTGGTTTTTTCGGCATCTTCAACAGCATTTAATTCTTCTTCTTTACCTTGTTTTTTTAGTTCCTGTTTAAGTTGTTTAATACTAGCCATTTCGTTAATAACTTCTTCATCAAGTTGATATTTTTCAGCTAGATATTTGTATTTATTCTCATTAACTGAGGGTTTATCAATTTTGTTTGTACCTAATAAAGACTCTAATTCTTTTTTAAGTAGAGTTATTTTATTTAATCTATTCAACAAGTTTTTTTCTTGAGATTCTAACTCAGCCATTTTTTTAGCTAATACATTTTCAGAATTTGGTTTTCTACCACGTTGACCTAATTCTAATTCTCCTTTTTCTTTTGCTATAAATCTATTTAATTGATTGGGATGAAGTTTTTCTCCTGAAGCAGCTAATGCAATCTTTACGTTATCATCTGATTTAATGGCTTTTCCCAAATCCTTTCCATCTAGTTTTTTATTGTTATTAAAGGCATCTATCATAGCTAATTTTAAATCACCTGTTATATTTGCGTCTTCTTCTAATTTTTTTACATTAGATATATTAGAGTTAGAAGCTTTAAATTTATTTGCTTCTGTAGAATTTGGAAATGTTTGTGTTGTTTTATTTCCACTTTTACTTGTTATTTCATAAGCTTCACCTTCGCTTAATTCAGCTACGATCATTTCACGTATAGATTTTTTTAAGTCGGATATTTTCATTTTTTTTGTTTATTTATACATATTATAAAGAAAGCACCTCTTTAATAGTTTGTATACGTTCTTTAGTTGTTCCTGAAATTCTATACATATTTTTTATTTTGGAGTAATGTTTTATTAAGATAGTCTGGATTGTTTTATCAATTAAATCACGATATTCTACATCTGTAGTTCTAACTCCATTATCTTCTATTTCTACACCTTCAGGAGATATATAAAATATGTAATCATATTCTTTTAATAAATTTGATGCTAATTCATTATATGATTTTTTTTCTAGAAAACCCATAGATTTAGAACAAGTCGTAAATGCCATTACATCTACTATTGTTCTATCAGTTATTATATTTTCTCTAAATAACTCTGAGCAACGTTCAGCTAAGAACACTACTTGTCCCTTTAATGTGCTATCTGTATTTAAAGGAATACCCAAATCCCTAAGGTATTTACTTCGCTCAGTAGCAAAGTAATATTCTTTGAATTCAGGTAATTCTTTTAAAACATTTACTAATGTAGTTTTACCTACAGACATTGTTCCACAAAATCCTATCTTCATATGTTTTTAATTTCTAGCTCTAGCCATTGATGTTTTATAGAATGGAATACCTTCCCAATCTCTCTTAGCTTCACCCCATGCATCTTCTGTATACTGGATCCCATAAATGTAATATTCTCTTTGTTTATAGTCGCCTTCTGGTATTAGAGCGGGTCCTTCCCAACTATGTAATTTTCCTCCCCATACGTGTCTAATAGTTCCATCTGGACTTTTGTATTTTTTAGATGGTTGAATTTGTGATGTTTTTTCGATTGTCATAACTTTGATTTTTTTGTGATTAATATACGATAATTTTATTTAGATTCCAAAATATTTTCAGCAACATATATTGCTTGAGCGCCTGATACTGTAATACCTCTTGCTGATAAGGCATCACCTACAAAGTGAACATTTGGATAATCCACTAATGCTAGATTTTTATAGTCTACTTTTACTTCAGGTGAAAGATATTTTACTTCTGGTATGTACATTCCCCATTCATCTCCTAATGTTGGGAATACTTCTTTCATGTCTTCAATAAAGTCTTCTATATATTCAAAATATCCTTCAAATGCTTCTCTAACTTTATTTAATTCTGCAGTCACTATTTGATAACTACTAACTTTACCTCCTTCAGATGTTTTAGAAGCACTATTTTTTATATTAGGAGAATAATATAAACCTGTATTGAGCATTTGGCATTTTTTAACTACATTTCTTGACCATTCAAATGGATCTTCAATACCATTGATTTCCATCAAGATACCAAAATTTGTCATATCATTTCTATATGCTTCATCTTTTTTAGCATGTCCGTTATATGAATGATCACCATATGTTTCCTCTACGGCAACATAAGCTGCATTATTGTTAGTACAAAACGAGCGAAGCGATACGCCCTTATCTTCAAATTTTCTATAAAGTTTAAAGTCATATGAAATATCTATTAGTTTTTGGAAGTGTTTTTGTGGTGCCTCGAACCTGATTCCAATTTGAACTGATTTAGGTTCATCTGGGAGTTTATATTCTTGGGCTAATTGTTGAGCGAAATCAATTCCTGATTTGCCTACTGCAAATATAAGTTCATCATAATCTAAAGTAGATATATTCAGTGTAGGGTTTGTAAGGTCAGTATAATTAACTTTATTAGCAATCATAGCTATTCCTGTTACTTTAGTTTCCCATACAAATTCAACACCCTTAGATACTAAATAGTCGTACCAATTTTTAGCAATTTCAGATAGATAATCTGTACCTACGTGCCATACAGGAAATAAACGTAAACCGAAATATGGTTTAATAAAATCTGGTTCAGATTCAGGATTTGAACATTGTACTTCTTCTGGTTTAGGGTGAAAACGTTTGAAATTTGTGATTACCTGGTCCATCAGTTCCATTGCTTTTTCCTCACCTGTATATTTTGATAATTGACCTCCAATTGCTGTGTGGTATGTTAATTTTCCATCACTCCACGCTCCTGCACCTGCGAATCCACACATTACTTCTTCAGGCTTGCGGTTATATGGGTCTTTACCCATGTCAATCATAGTAATTAGTTCACCTGGGTATCCATTATCTACTAGTTTTAAAGCAGCGTTTATACCTGCTACTCCACTCCCAACAATTACAATTTTTTTAGTGTATTTATTCATATTTTATATTATTTATATTTCCATTTATATCCAAATGCTGTTTTTTGTTTTCCCAATATACAATCTTTTATTTGAGAAGACAAATTGCTTGTTTTTCCTGTTTGTTCTTTTATATATAGAGCGGCTTGACCTTTACTTTCCCATTCTTTGATAAAATTGTCTTGTAAATCATATTGCAAAACAGGTTTAGCTTGTTTACGTTTAGCTATACCCATGTTATGTATATGCTGTTTAGAGAATGGTTTTAATATTTTATTTCCTTTACTAATTTTTTGTTTAACTTCTTCTGTATAGTATTGAGAATGGTTTCTTTCCTTTATAGTTTTACTTATTTTTTCTCCAGTTCCTTCTTTACGTGGTTTTCTCATTTTTTGTTTTTGCTCTTCAGTATAAATTGAAGGACCCCCACCACCATTATTTTTGTTCTCTAATTTAAAACCCCAGCATTTAAACTGTTCTATCCAATAACATTCCCAAAATTTCCAATCTTCAACTTCATCAATAACATATAATTGGATATCTAAACCATATGTTTTTTTATGAACGCATTTTCTTCTAATAATATCTTTAGCTTTTCCTATATAAAAAGGAATATTGTTTTTTTCTAATATGTAAATTTTAGTCATATTGTTTTATTATACATATTATGAAATCCCGTCAGACCAACATCCTATTTACTTTTTAATATACGAAAAAAAAGACGCCAATCCAAAGATTGACGTCACAACTGTCATGTTTTTTATATCTCTTGTTAAGAGCGACCGGCTATGAATCGGTCTATAAAGTTATTTATGTATTTTTAATTTTAATGTTCCTGTTCCTTTAATCACACGATGCCATTCGTGTCTTGGTATAAATATACGTTCATTTAGTGAAGATGGCAAACAATTTTCAAGTTGTACTTTCCAATTTGTTTCTCCTATTATCTCTACTGTTCTATCTTCATCATCACGATGCCACATTAGCTCTATAGGGTCTATATTTTCGTTAAATTCACGAATAATATATTTGTCTGTAACTTCTATGTCAGTGTAAGGTTTACTCATTTTCTTTACGTTCTTGCCAATCATAAGATATAGTATCTTTAACTATAGGCCCACCTTTTGCCCAAGTTCTACAAGTACGAGCTGAATGGCATTTAAAGCTATGCATCCAACAATATCCTAATCTACCATCATCATCTGATAATGGTCCAGGCATACAATCTTCCATTCTTGGAGAAATATCAAATGCAGCACAATTAGCGCATAATGATTGTTTTGCGGCTTCAACTGTTGTATCCCAATGTTCTGCTAATTCATCCCAATAATCTCCAGGTTCATCAACATTTAGAGGACCATATTTAATATAATCTGCTTTAATAGATGAATCTCTATTTCTAGTGTTAAGTTCTAGATCTTGAGTAGGAAGAGGACAAGACATAGCAGCTTCGTATAGCTTATTTTCGGCTAAATATTTTTTTAAATCAAACATAATTATTATTTTTTATTTTTAACAGGAGCATAACCAGAACCATATGGTGCAGCTTTACCTGATTGTGGGTTTGATGTTTCTTTTAATTTATTTAAACGTTGGGTTTTTTCTTTAGATGATTCTTTACGTTTTTCAATATAGTCTAAAGCACGTTTCAAACGAGATTTTACCTCAGGATCTTTAGCTTTACCATATGCTGCTCTAACACGTTGATGAATTAAATTAATAATTTGAGATTGGCGAGCATGTGATTTAGATTTAAATGAGTCTTTATTTAATGTATCAACTATATCTTCTTTAGTTTTAAATTTAATAGATACAGTATCTTTTGGATTTTCATCTGTGTATAAGCGACGACCAGATCCTTTAGGTTTTTTACCTGTACCTGTTTTAGGGTCTGCTTCTTTTAATCCACCAGGTGTATTTAGTTTTTTGTTGCTGTTAGCATCTGTGTTATAACCACAAGTTCCTTCAATAATTTCTTTTAATAAATTAATTAATTTAATCATTTTATTAAATCTCTGAAGAATATGGTTTTGCTGTTCTTTTGAATGAAATTACACCTTTAACTTGTCTCATGCTTATTTCGATTTCTTTAAGAATTTCTTCTACACCAAACGTTCCTTCTTTAGAATACGGATATGGATCAACTTTTGCTTTAACTATAGCTCTAAAGTATTTTGAACCTGTAATTTGATCTGTTTCTCTATGGTCAATAGTTGTTATACCTGGGATTGATCTAACATCTGAAAGTACTGCTTGTAGGTTTCTTTCGTTGTCTGTAGTTAATATACCTTCTAAATGGTATATTCTATCTACTGCTTCTTCACTAATTATAGAATCATAAGCTATATCACTTAATTTTGGGTTATTTGGATTAAAAAATATAATATCTCCATTAGAGTCAACATCTTTAATTTTTGTATTAACAGGATACATATTAATACTAGTATTAATTTTATTTCCCGAATATTTTTTCAATAAACCTTTAATATCTTGAGGTATTTTATCTGTTATTTTTTTAACAAGTTCTGGTGTTTTTTTAAAGTAATCTTGTCCAGTACGTCCACGGTTAATTTGTTCTAAAGATGCTTTAAACATTGGAGAAATATATAGTTTATAGCTACCATCTCCTCCTTTTAACAATTTAAAATGTTCTTTAAATTGATTTTTTACATCAATAGGAAGTGTTGTAATTTGTGGAATAAATCTTCTACCTTTTTTTGCCGTAGTAAGATCTTCTTTTAAAATACTTTTAATTTCCTCTTTAATAAGATTTCTAAATTCTGATTTTTTCATTTTTCAATTATTTTGTTTTTCCCCATTTTGTACCTTTACCTTTATCTTTACATTGTGCTGGTGTAGGACGACATGAAGGATATTTTGAACGTTTTTCACCTTTTTTTCTACCACATGCTTTACATGAACCATCTTTACAAGTGTTACAATCTACCCATCCACCTTCTTTACCTTTAGGGCCTGAGCGTTTG